GACTCCATCCACAGGCGCCGATAGATCGTAAGCGCTTGATACTGCGGGGACGCCGATCGCGGCGTTGCCAAGCACATCGCCAGCGAGACAGAACGTGAATTGCGTATTAGTCCCTGGCGCAGCGTTGAAGATCACATTGAACCGGTCATCAAGCTCATCAAGGTTGATTGCATCGTTGCCGCCGAACAAGCCGTCCATTGAAACGGTCGAGCTTCGAAGTAGGGGCAGATGGCGCGTCCAATGATCATTTGCAATTACGTCGCCGAACGTCGTGATGTCCACTTCCGCCCGTGACCGGCTGATATCGAAGTTACGCAGGAAGTCCGACAGGTCGTATCCGCCAGCGTAAATCTTAGACTGCGCGCCTGCTTGTGGATTAGCCATTAGTCTTCACCCTCTGATTCTTCAGAGCTTGGCGATTGGAGGCTGCTCCATATCGTCGTCTGACCGGCCTCGGCATCCGATCGCGAGCGTTCGTACTCGACGATGATCCCTTCCGCTTGTTCCACAGTCAGGGTCTCGCCGCTGACCTTGTTATAGACGCTTTCAGCGGAGGCCCGCCAGTCGCTTCGGCCCTGCCAGTTGTGGGAGTTGAGCCAACTCGTTGCTTCTTGTGGATTCATAGGCATTGGTCCTGATGGTGGTCACAAATTCTGTCCACCGTTTGATGACTTGTAAAACTGACGGCTCTTGCGCCCGCAGGGCTTGACTAAAACTCATCGTTCCCGTGACTGCTCGCCTGTATACCATCAGCTTTATTCCATGTAATGTTTCAGGGGTCTGAAGCCTACGCCATCTATCGCGCCAGTCAGACTGGTGAAAGTTAGAATGACTGTCGTCCCAGCCTCAAGATCGTTTGCAAATGCCCGCAATCGCCGAACGACATGGTTCATCACTTCACCAACAAATCCCAGAACCCGCCCACATGCTGATATCGCTTCTCGCCATCGGGTTCCTCAAACTCCACATGCCCGGTCCGTCGAATGTAGAAGCACGTCCCACTTGAAAGCGTCAGCGTTCCGTCCGTCAGAATTGCATCCAGCCGTTCGGCAATTTGCATGGCAACGAGCGCACTATGGCCTTCTGCGACTGCCTTGACCATATAGACCAGTCGCTGATAACTGCGGGCCGGAAGCGTGTAAACATCAACGCCTGAGACTTCCTGATAGATCGTGCGAGGAAAGCCGACTGCTACCCCTCCTATTGTCTCTGGCGCACTCATGCGGAAGATGCCGCCAGTTGATAGCGTGGCGACACCTCCGGCTCCGGTATCGGCCGTGAGTTTGGAATACAAGGCGTCGTCGACGGTTCGCACCTATATCCGCTCGAGCTCGCTGACAAACCAATCCCGCACCTGTTCAAATGCTTGGAGCAGGAATGGCCGCGCGGCCATCTTCCGCGTACCATTGTGAACGAAGATGGTATAGGGCGCTTTTTCACCGCCAACCGATACATCTCCAAAATGAGGCTTGTTTGCTTCAAGCGTGCTTCGCATGTTCCCCGTTTTGACCGGTGATATCTGGAAGGCGAGATACTTCACCTTGCCTGCCGCAGACTGCTGCGCTCGCTTGATGGCCATATCGAACTGGCCGAGAATCTTCTTCTCGTTGTTGATGGATTCCTTGATCTGAATCATGCAGGCTGATCGTCGTCGTTTATCGGCTCGGCTTCTTCGGCCTGTTCTTCTTGTGGCTTCTGTTCTTCTTCGGTTGGTTCTTCAGGTTTATCTGCTGACATCTTCGATCTACCTCCTATTATTGAAATCTTTCGCTTGGTCCCGCGCATGTCGCACATAAGTGTCGCCCAAGTTAAGAGGCTCGGAAAAACCCGGCGGCAGCTATTTGAGCGACAATATCGCTGCCGTCTGGGACCAGCACAAAATCGTGGAGCGTCATTGGCACGATATTCGAATCCGTGCCCGCCGTAGTATCATTGTCGTAGCAGACGACGAAATCATTCCATCCATCCCCGGCTGCGACCGCCGTCCACGTCTGGTCTGGAATATCGAGATCGACGCGGTCGTTCGTATCATCGGGCGCGAACGCCACGATATCCGCGTCAGTCAGAGTTTTCCGGGCGTAGCCGGTATTCGTGACCTCGTTTGTCGTACCACTAAGGACAGCCGCGAGGTCGTCTTTATCTTTCAAGACGGCGTCCGTTTCAATCCCCGACGTGGCCAAGATCACGATAATTAAAGCGGAGTTCGCAGGGTCACTGGTATCTACACGGTTATAAAGTTCCGCCGATCTTCCCAGACTGATGTTGAAAACGAGGTTCGCCATTAGTGTTCCCTCCGCCAGTGCGAGACCGTTGCATACGGCGGCACTTTGAATCTTTCATGCTGCGTCTCGTCCAGAACGCATTCATATCCCGTCGTCGCCCGCCAGCCAAGCGGGTTAGACCGATCTGGTGATTCGTCTCCTGCGTGTGCGGCCTCGATGTGTGCGCGGCAAGCCGCCCCGGTCGCGTCGCTCTGAAGCTCGATTCCACAGTGACAGCAATAATGGCCGGGAGCGCGGAGGATCATGTAATTCAGGTCCTCGGGCTGTGCGTGGATGATCAGCTTGCCCATGCTCAACGTGATCCAGCCATCGCGGACTCCGGCCTCCACGAAGCGGCGCGAAAAGTTCTGTTCAGCATGAACGCCCGTATGCTTGACCTCAATATAGCTGATCGGAGGAGGATTTGTAATTCTTCCCTCCGTGTCTTGCTCTGGTCTCCAGTTTTCAGGAAACTCATAGTGGCGCTTCAGTAACATTGCAGCTCACCTTTCGCAGTCAATCTCAAAATACGGCTCGAATGTATTGCCTTGTGCATCGAATTTCACTTCTACTCGATAGAGATGATTCCTGACAAGCGAGTGGACTAAGGGGGTTGTAATGACATCGCCCGACAGAGTTGGAGAGCCTGTCATTTTTGATGCTGTCACGTCTTGCCAATCAGCCGTCACGTCCTTAATAACAACGCTGATGCTTGATGGTCCCGTCCCCCACGGGGTTGTTGTGATAGAAAACTTCTGCTTCTCGTCTTCACCTAGTATCAGTCGTCCTTCGGTAACCTCTCGAATGGACACATTCTCTACCTAGCCGGCAGGGTCAGTGATGCTGATCGATCAGTCACGGTGAGCGAGCCACTACGGGATTCCAGCGTCAGGACGCCCGTCCGATACCGGAGGGTCAGCGCTAATGGCTCGGGCACGCCCTGTTGTACCGTGAGCGCCTGAGCAAGATCGGTTTCTATCCCAGCCGCTATGGCCCTGACCTTCCGATGATCAACAGCTTGAGCCAGTTCTGCCACGAGGACTTGACCGATCAGCCGTCGGAGCTGCCATGAAATCGGCTGGCTTGTATCGGTTTCTGTCACGCTGACAACAGCGTTGATCTTGCGTGACCCGATCGCATGGGATAGGTCACTTTCAGTGGACTGGCCGACAAATCGATACTTAGGACTCCATGAGATTGCCTGACTGACCTCAGTGCTTTCGGCGCCTACAACGGCTCGGCGCTTGATTCTCGTTATCGTATTGCTGACGTCTTGCTCGCTTACCAGTCCGGTTGTTGCAATCTTCCGGTGTCCGACGGCCTGACTTTCGTCCGATTCGCTGGTCTGACTCACAGGTATAACCTGCTGGCCAGACGGGGCCACGCTTTGAGCCAACTCTGTCTCCGACGGTAACCCAAGCGCGAGCCTCTTTGCCGATGTCACCGCTATCACGGCGTCAATTTCTGTCGCCTGAGTCAGTGTCGCAATCTTGCGCCCCGTGAGCCCTTGGACCGAATCGCTTTCCGTTGCCTGATTAACAGCCGCAAGCTTCCGAGACACCAGGGCCGTAACCGTGTCTGATTCGGTTGCCTGCAATACCGCATCGCGCCGTTGCGCCGCAATCGTCTGTACGATATCGGCTTCCGATATCTGACCCAGCGCTGTGATCTTGCGGCTGGTAAGCGCCTGACTCGTCTCGGTTTCCGTAACCTGCGTGACATCCTGTATCTTCTGCCGCCCGAGTGCCTGTGACAGGTCCGTCTCCGTGTTCTGAGCGATAAGACGGTACTTCGGGGCCCAACTGACACCTTGGCTTGTGTCGGTCTCCGTTACCTGATCTGCCGTACCGCGTTTCTGCGCTACGAGCGCCTGCCCAAGATCGCTCTCTATCGACTGGCCGACCTGCCTGTGCTTGGGAGCCCATGATACCGCTTGCGCAAGGTCCGTCTCGGATGTCTGCGCCAAGCTCACTTGCTTGACTCGCGTGAGCGCCTGCCCCGCATCGATCTCGGTCGTAGCGCCGACGGTCAGTTGTTTGATTCGAGTTAGCCCCTGGCTCAGATCAGTTTCACCCAACTGGGCTATCTCTTTACGTTTGAGGACGGT